ACGGGAGGTCGTGCGTCGTACGCATCGAAATCCTCTGTCTTCAAAAGAGGCAGAGAATGGTTCCGGTACGTATTGACGTTCGGCTTCCCAATAACCACTGCTTGGCGTAAACGCATCGGATTAGAGCTCGATGCGAGGGCTAGGGAAGATACGGATAATCCGTTATTCCCTGGATACGTGGTTAATCCACGTAACCGTGGTGCTAGCTCGACACGCTTGACAGCGCCTCTTCGACCCAGTTCGGAAACCAAAACCCGTACGTTCGTGACCCAAACTGAAACCAACACAAGCCCCGGAACACCTGGTGTTTCGGGAGCGAAGGTTGTCTACAGTCGGTCATGGACAGGGGCTAGGACTCCGAATTATGGGAAGTTGAAAGCGTCACAGTTGCCTATAAACGGGCACTCTGTGGGTCTGCGCTTCGTGAATGAAGGTATGGCCTACTCATGTTCTGAGTGGGTCGCTCCCCAACCACCATCGTACGTTACGATGACTGGCGGGTACACCGACATTTTCGAACTTGTTAACATCCCTGGGGCCCCCACGCATAGCGCGGTGGCAAGTAACAAGGCGATAACGAGGCTAGTGAATAAAGCTAACGCTGGCTTGAGCGGCAATGTTGCTCAAGACATCGCGCAATTCACGCAGATGCGGCGTCTTATTGGAGGAAACTTCGGTAGGATGACGCAGACCCTGGGCTACTTGCGGAAGGGTAACCTTCCAAAAGCAGTCAGCACGTTATTTCATGGAACAACTCCTAGGTATCGTGACAGAGGAGGCCCGTCCATATCGTATTCTGTAGCCAGAAATTGGCTAGAGTTGCAGTATGGTTGGAAACCTCTCCTTAAGGATATCCAGGAAGCCATGAAGGCGGCTGCCGGATACTTCGGGCAGACGTTACCTTTATACACCCAGAAGGCAAGTGCGTACGTGGCTCTTTCTACCAACAATAAACTCTACACCGGCTCGACCGTCCCGCCTGTAGGTACAAGAGAAATCTATACCCATAGTCGGTGCACGATCGGGATTCGGTGGAAAGTTGACGATAAGTTGAAGGTGTTCATGAACCAGCTTGGTTTTACAAACCCAATTGCACTTGGTTGGGAACTTCTCCCGTGGAGTTTTGTGTTAGATTGGTTGTTGCCCATTGGCCCCTACCTAGAAGCTCTTACGAACTTCGATGGTTTGGTGTTTGTGGATGGCTTCCAAACTAACTTTACGAAACAACACGCATCACTGGTAATTGCTTTCGATGGCTGGGACGGAGTTAGCAATAAAGCAAACATCAAGCACTTCCACGGAACGTATCGAGAAAGGAGGATCATCTTGAACAGGGTGAAGTTAACTACTTTTCCCCGGAATAGACTTCCTTCAATCAAGAACCCGTTCAGTATGGTGCATGCTCTGAATGCCCTTGCGCTCTTACGAGTCGCTCTCCGAAAGTAACTTGTGCCTACCAGTTTATCTCCTTGAGGAGTTGTAATTATGGCAGCTATTGCTCCCATAAAGTTTAGTAGCATCATGGGCACTCTTATGAGAACCACGAGTGCCACTGTTGGCTACGACAAAACGTTCGATCCCGAAGGCAGGACGCCTAATGGGCTTAAACGTTGGGTTGACCGGTCCGGTGGTGTTGCGGTCGGTTATCCAAGCATGACTTTGTCGGTACGTCCGCCTTCAAAAGCGAGCCGTCTCTACAAGGTCACGCAAAAGATCGATGTTCCGACTTTGGAACAGGTGAGTCCTGCGGCGTCGGGTTACACTCCGGCACCTACCAGGGCCTACTCCTGTGCCTTTATCGGCGAGTGGCTGTTGCCAGAACGCTCGGCGCTGGCTGAACGACAAGCATTGTTCAGCTATGTGCTGTCTACGTTCTTGACGACGATCAACGCGAGTGACGATGTGCCCACTGATGCTACTGGGTCACCGTTGCGTGCTGCGATCGAGAACTTTGACGAGCCGTATTAATACCACGGTTAATCTTTATTCTCACACTCGGAGATCACCATGTCTTTTGCAAAGCGTGGTTCCAAGAGGGTTATCCTCGAGGACCATCAACGTGTACAGCCTGAGAAGCTTACTGCCTCAGCAATCCAGTTGTATCTTGAGTCGCTCGACTGTCCTAGAGCTCTTGCAGTTTGGCTAATGTTCTCTTCTGGAGAACACGCCCAGCTGACGGAGTTAGAGTTCAATCCGTTAAATTACGACGGGTTGGAAGCAGTCGGTGACGCCTACGCCGCTACCAAGTTCCTATCGAAGTTCGAGGGTTTAACCCTCGGACTAGACAAGGGCAAGGCTGCGATCGAGAAATTCATGAAATTTGAAGATCTCTGTAGGTCGACGAACAGCAGGTTTAGAAACTTAGAACGGGATCCTCTTTATAAAGGGCCCGTCGTTTGGCTGCATGACGCAGTCATTCGTAAAATTTCTAAGCTCTTGCCTGACGTATCAACTCTGTCCGTCATTGAGAGTATACTGGAGTTGGCTGATTGGGGTCCTGGTGCCTCGACCTTAATAAAGTCAAGGAATGCCAGTTCTGCCAATAAGTTCCAACACGAAGTTGGAATCACACGCGATTGTTACGCCTTATTTAACTTGGAATCCATCCGAAGCTTTTACCCCGGATGGGGCGAAATTTTGCGAGAGGGTCCTTTTCCTCTTTTTCAGGTTGGTAATAAGGTTGTCGCCGTTCCTAAAGATGCAAAAGAGGATCGCATTATTGCCGCGGAACCAGGTCTTAATCTCTGGTTCCAACTCGGTATTGGTGAGTTCCTCAAGTCGTGTCTTAAGAAGGGTGGGGTTGACTTGCGCTATCAGTCGAAGAATCAGGAGATGGCACGTATCGGGTCCTTAGACGGATCCCTTGCGACCATCGATCTGAGCTCGGCTAGTGATTCCATCGCGACCGAACTTGTTCGTGCTATCTTTCCGCACGATTGGTTTTGTCTGATGGACGCTTGTCGCTCCCACTACGGCAATCTACCCACGGGTCTTGCGAAATGGAATAAGTTCTCCTCAATGGGGAACGGGTTTACATTTCCGTTAGAGACTCTTATATTCTTTGCGGCCTCATCAGCTTGCATTGAGTACCTAGGCCTGAAGTCTCGGGC